GCAACGAGCGCATGGAGCATAAGAGTCCAGTTCGGGTATGTGGGTCGGGATAAATATTCCCCATGAGACGTCAGAATGATGTCGACCACCCGTTCTCGCATGGTGGCATACGTGTCGGATGAAGAAACAGGAACCATGTTGAAAACCGATGCGCCCATGAGAAAGTCAAACCCTCCACCCATGTACCCCATATGTGGCAGTTCACACTCATGAACAGTTATCTCCGCTGTTTTGCGGGAAGCAAGACTGGCACAAGACGGAACTTTGTGGATGTGAACGACGAACATCTGAGGAGCGGAAAAGGGTCTTAAAGGGGCCCCCAAGAAGACAGAGGCCCTCCCTCCCGCTGAGCTGATATCAGACAACAGCCATTCCATTTCTCCTATTGTTGCGTACAGCCGACACACGACAAGGCCAGGCCACTGTGCTTCCACAAGGGGTCCCAGAACAGCCAACCCGTTTCTTCCTCGTCCGCCTTGAATGTCAATGATCACAATAGTTGAGGTTAGAACAGAGGCAAGAACCCTCGAGGACACGTCGCGATCCATCCAGTTCCCCGATGTAACAAAACTTTCGGGTAGTTGCGTATATTTGGATGCCTCGTCTGATTCCCTGACCATGGGGGGTTTGTACCACCGAAAGTTGTGTCCTTCCAAGGGAAGAGACGTAGCCAGGTCTAGCCCAAAGACACTGCGGGCTCCTGCTTCCAAGCACATTCGTGCAATAGCCCCATGTCCTGTTCCAATAACGAGAATGTCTCGACGACTCACAACGGGGAGACATGACGTGAAACTGTAGTGGGCTGATGAGAAAGTCCCAAACAGACGTCCTTTGGAGGCATTGAGTTGCCCCAACAGTACCTCCATCCTGGAGGTTGTGTCTTCAGGTAAGACCCGCCATTCCATTGGTCCGATGGGACTCGGGTTTTTCCACTGGACGGAACACGGACGAGCCGCTTGGAAGAGGGGTTTGTGACGTTGCACAGAGATGCTTTGTACAGCAAGACCCCATTCGTACCCCTTCCTCATATCGCGAAGAGCTTCCTCCACAGCCACAGGATACAGAACCAGTTTCCTTCCTGCTCCCAAGTTGGCAAGGTCGTTTGCCAACCCATCATTGTTCCGCTGTCGAGCCCAGCCACAAATTCCATACGCAAGGGCCCGTGCCTCCATCATGCGGGATTCCTCTGTTTCCTTTGATGATCCGAGGGGCATGATGTATGTCGTCATCAACCAGGAAGCATCAGAAGGGGATAACCCTCCGCTGAGCCAGCTTTTGTGTAACGAAAGACAGAGCGATTTATAGGTCACTTCAGAGGCCCCAAGTTCAGAATCAGAGGCAAAGACGGCCATGCGCTGCGAGTATAGGTAACTGTCCCTATGACGAATTTGTCGTTCTGCTTTTGCCGCAATGAGACCTGCCATGCGAAGACGGACCTGGTTGCTGCCTCCTGTGAACTCAGGAACTGCGTATAATCCATGCTGGCGACACACCGGATCATTATCCAATAGCGGATGGCCCAAATGTTCACATGCAACAACAGCTAGAGCCTCAGCCAGTTTCCATAAGAAAGGACGTAGTTTCCATCGCGTTGACTTCTTGTGGGCTGAACGCCACATATTGTATACGCCTTCTTCTGCAATGGCCACTCCCATTGCGTATATCAGGCGAGCATATCCCACAGCCACTGTCTCGGCCAAGTCGAGTGAGGCGAAAAGACGCCCTCCTGTTGATGCATCAGCAATTGCCCTTGCATTATTGTTTTTCCGCAAGATGGCTCGAACCCATGAGACAAGCACCTCTCTTGCAACTGCAGGAGACTTTGTCAGAATTTGCCGAAAAGATGCTGCAGACACCGTTGAGGAAGCAAACAGGCTCCTATTATGGTGCAGTTCCATTTCTTGCTTAAAAGCAAGGTGGTTTCCAGGGAGCGAGAAAGCAGAAAGGGTTGTAGGGGCATCCATAGAGACAGGGCGGGTATCAGCGGGAATGAGCGGGTCAGCACCAATAACAATCGTTCCAATAGCGGACAGGAGAGACGGGTCATTCTTGGTCTTCAGGTGAAGGAATCCGTTGAGGGCCAAAAAATACTCCTGAACCATGATCGGATAATCGACTGTTCCTCCACTGATACACCCGGCATTGTCTGAGGAAATGACCGTGTTGGAGGCAAGAGTAAAACATCCAAGCGAATATGCACCGAGGTGCCCAAGGCGAGATGCATATCTATGCCCCACAGTTCCTCCTACCACAGCAGTCAGCATATCACTTATGGTTGATAGTAGAGTGGTGCTTCGCGTAAGTCCCACAACATCCAGAAGATGAACCATGTCCTGATCTCCTTTCACCTGAGACGCAATGAGCTGGAGTTTCCGAAACCCAGCAGAAGCAGTATCATTCCCCACAATGCGATACCCGTGATCCGACCGTTTTTCTCGTGTCATGGAGCCCAGGTATGGATCGTGGCGACCCCTGTAGTAAAGAGGATTGTTTTCTGCCTGGAGAAGAGAGCTAATGCCAGTAGCAGAAAGGGCAGGAAGCCCCCAAACAACAGGAAAATCAAGGGGATGATACGTAGTGACCCCCACTGGTTCTTTTCCCCCATCTCGCTTCCATGCTGACCGCAGTCGGGAACATAACGCAAAGATAGAATATCCCTTTGCAGGCAACGTGGGGGGACATTGTGAGTAGCGTTCTATTAAATATGCCCATGTGGATCGCTCTTGGTCCATGAGTTTCTCCACTATAGTGGATCCCTTCTGGCGGACAAAAGTTTGAATGGTTCGCGTTGATGTCAGTAGACGGCTCAGAGTATCTACGATTTCAGCCACCGAACAGTCGTATACATCATGGGCGATCAAGGGGTTGAAGGGCGTCATGCGCACAAGATGGTCCATAAGGGCCTCTCCAAAATCAGAACAATCCGTCGACATTACCTCGGACAAAGCAACGTTAACAACATCAGGGCGCAGCGCATCTATCGTGGCAGATGCAACGCGGTCTGCCGGCGTTGCTGGTTTTCGGATCGGCAGACCGTACGGGTCCTGGATTAGTGCAGACATCCGTGGGTGAGGATTTAGAAAGGCCCCCTCTTGTGCTTCTCTAAGAACGCCCCCATACACTGGATGGGATGGAAAACGCGTTCCCAGTAGGTGTACGGAAGCAAGTGATCGGGAGAGGGGATCAGAACCTCCTTTGTACAAAAAGGCAGCAGGACCTTGCACAGAAAGACCTCCCATCTCAGACGGCAGCCACAAAAGGTACTGAATAACAGACAAGCGATGGTCTGCACCCTTCCCCATCATCCGCTGGAGATCTGCCCCATATATGCCCTTCCCAGAGCAGGTACGCAGCAAATACACAAAAGAGTGGTAGTATGCCAGAAAATAGCTGCCGAGAGGGTACCGTGACCTTTCTGCTCCTGCCAGTCCGGCAGCGAAAACAGCTCCCACATTGGTGGCAACACTTGGAAAATCGGAAGAAGAATTAGGAAACATTCGTGAATGTGCTTTTAATGATGTGTGATAATCGACACCATTGATGTACACATCCTTCGAATATGTAAGGACGCTTCCAGATTCCAGGCATTCTTCAGGTTTCAGGTTCTGGTTCGTTTTCTTGCACTCGATGTCCAGTTGACTCATAATTTTCTCACAATAGAACCGTGCCACTTCTTGGGGAGAAGAGGAAGGAGGGCACTCTACGGTGATAGCAAGAACCTGATTGTCGCCCTGACCAATCAAGATATACGTGAGCGGAGCATTATGGAGAGCCAAGTCTACCATGCTATAGGTACAGGCTGACCACAGCTTCTGGGTAATACCTTCAAACCCCCCTACATGGTTGTACCAGAGGGTGTCTGTCTCAGGCGGCGTTTCTTGTTCAACATGAGGGGGCCGCACATCAGGAGTTCTGACCAGTATCAAGCACTAAGCAAAGAATTCGTGCACGAAGGTGAAAACTCCGCGCAGCCCAAAAATATCGTCAATAACATCACCCACCATGTGGACGGTGAGGGCCCTCCACCGTAGGTTCCACCTGCTTAGATCGGCCTCGAGGAAAAACCGCACTCGGTTGCCAGAAGAAATGGGACGGGTAATATCCCCAAAAGTTCGCAGGACTGAGACCTTATTTTTCGTCATTGTTTGTTGAGGGAGGTACGGGAAGATTCCATCCGCCAAGTTGGCTTCTGTCAACGCAAAATATAGACGGATCTCAAAGACCAACATGGAGAACATCCGAGCAGCAATCTTGAACTCGCGTTCTTTCGGGTACAACGATACAATGAACCAATCTAGCGGTATGTCCCTTCTCATCACTCGGTCGACAACCTCTCGTGGTGATATCGTTTTTCGACTGATCATTTCTAGGAGTAGCCGTTTATTGCTTGTCGTTCGCACCCCCCGATCCCACGTAGCATGTTTTTCTGACCTGTAGTATGAGATGGATTTGTCGTCCATAAGGTCAAGGAAATTATCGTGATAGTTGAATTCCTGATGCTTGCCAAAACTGCAGGTATCCCAGTCTGATAGGGGATAACTGTTGAGGGTTAGGTGTCTATACTGCATGTTATGCAAACGTCGAAGTGCCGTTATCGGACCTGTTCTTCGGCGGGTTTTGCCCTTTTTCTTGGGGGGTGTTCCGGATTCTCGCGGTGGAATGGACCCAGTCTGTGGCGGGGATCTTTCCTTAAAAACGAGAGGGGGCCACTTTCCATGTTTTGCGACATATGCTTGGAGGTATATCCTGCAGAAGTTGTTGCGAATCCGCTGGGCATCACGAAACGTGGTCTTGTCTTTTGCACGAGCCTCTGCCGCTGCAGAAAGACCTCCCTTAACGGGGTCAATCAGAGGATGCCCACATATCTTTTGGAGCCCAAAGAGCTCGACGATTTCTTCCAGCGATTCAGCAGCAGAGAGGATCTTGTCATACCTGTCTGCCTGAAAGTCTGAGACGGCTCCGAGTTTGCGCTCCTTAGTGCGTACCTTGTCAAGGAATCGCTCATAAGGACCGCTAGTCCCAAACAGAGTATCTGTCCGGTAGGACATGTATGCCTTCGACAGTTCCTCCGTACATTTTGCCACTTCGTACCCATCGTTTCCGTACCGAGTCAAACACTCCATTTGCCACTGCCACTGGTGTTCAACAAGAAGGGGGAGCGATTCAAGACGTGGGTGGAGCCATTGACATGCAACATGAACCTGAAAGCGCGAAAAGCACATGTCTTTGAACATAAGCGCTTGATCCCATGTCATTAGAAGGTCGCGTTCGTCGAAACATTCAAGGAAAGCAATGAAATTCTTCGATGAGACCACTGTTCCTTTTCCCCACTTCCGGGTCACAACGTTTGCTCCTCTGTTAGCCACCTCTGATGTTACGAAGGAAATCAAGGTGTCAAGAGCAGCCCACCTCGATCCCCACACCTGCGCAAAAGATGTTAAGGAAGTAGGGATCTCTCGTTTCAGTGTATCAAGGGGACCTGTTTTCTCTTCTAGTGCCTGAAGGACGAAGCGAGCATGCTGTACAGTCACTTCACTTGCTGTCGTGAAGCTAGTGTCTGTTTCCCGAGGAAGCAACGGGAGAAAAGCTTCATACTCCTCCGGGTTGAGGCCGTGAAGGGGTTTTCCTGTCGACTGTTCTCTCCCCACTTGTCGCAGGAAATCCCTGTTACGTGGGAGCTCTTTGAAGAGAAGAACTTCCTGAGCATGCTTGGAGGGTGCAGAAGCAAGGGCCACCCAAGTCAACAGGAGGGCGTCTCTCTCGCAGGATAGAATCGGGTTGTCCAGATACTGTGGGAGGAAGAACCTCTGAATAACGTCAAACTCATCAAAGTCCATGGTTTTCATAAAATGCAGTCTGTGTGTGTGTCTCGGTAATGACAGATGGGGGGCGAGTCACTTCCTTGTGTCTTCCTCATCCTCGTTTCTTCTTGTCCTTGTCCTGCTTGGTGTCCTTTGTTGCTTTAGGCGACGTCGGCTTTCCGGGCAGCTTGCTCTTAGGAGATTGGTCAGGCACCATTGGTTCCTCGAGAGGAATCGGAGAAGCAGAACGAGGGGGGGACGGCGGGGTGTCGCGGCGAGGACCTCCCATTTCAGCTAACGAAAGCCCCTCACATCCCTCCAATTCTTCCATGTTGGGCATTCCCACACCCTCGCTCAACCTGCTGGTGGCCTCTGTCACGATGTCGACCCCTTCCATGGTGGTTCGATGGAAAGCGGCGGTTATGATCTTGAGCTGGTCGAAGACATCTTCGACTGCGCTGACCCCGGAACGCACAGAAGGGCCATCTTTGATTTCCTCATGCATTGTGGAGGGAGCCTCACTAAGAACCCACGGAAGAGAACGTTGAGTGATTACATACGTTTCCAGGTTCTTGACCTGCTCACTGATTGTGATGAGGTCGGTTAGACGTGAGTCAGCAATTGCCTTCCATCCCTTTGCTTCGTTGGTGCGCTGTTCAAGAGCTGCGACCAGACGAGTCATCTTCTCCTTATAGGATCCGGCGGTGTTCATGATGGGCAGTTGGTAAGGTATGTGAGCAAGGAGTGGGTGA